CGTATTGCTGGCCCCTCAGAGAGTAATTCTCTGCGGAGCAAAGTAAAACAAATTGCCGGGCATGTAGTTAGTTACAGCGTACAGATGACATAAACCTAACTATTTATCCCGTCGCGCCATCTAAGTGAGACGCACTAGTGGGCTCAGGGTAGTTAAGACAATGGGTCAGAATGTAACTAACCCATCGGACATAGCATCTGGGCTGCTGTAACTAACTACAACCGGACAAGTTGGTTGTATTTAGCTGCAACCTGACGAGGGTTGCTGACATTTAGCGTCACTAATTTGCCTTAGTTAAAGACAAGATGCCCGCTGACAATCAGTGCAGAGTGCTTATCCAATGGCCTACTATGTTTCGGCTGCATTGTCCGCACTGATTGCGTAAACTATATAGGGAATAGATGCAGCAGGTTTCGTACTAACCCTCACGGGCTTCCTACTACGCTCACACCTATTCTGTTGTCAAGGTTCGTCAACCTTGAAACCTGAAAGAGATCCGCCGCTCACGTTCGGGCACACCATGCCTGCCATCGCCTACACTTCGGGGATGTTCTCCCTACCATCGGCGGCACGCGTGGGGCCCGTTCGGCCATCGCGGTTCCCTAGTTCGGTTGTCAAGGTTCAACCTGAAGCGGTTTGCTTCAGTGACCCAAAGGTACCCCGTAAGCGGTTCGGCAGTCAATACCCAGCCATAGGTATTTATACCTATTCTTCCATCAGCGTAGCTTATAGGTACAAGTACCTAGTCACCCTGAGCTCACCTAGTTACCTAAGAGGAACCGCACGCGCGCGCGAATTACCACGCGACCGGCCCGCCTGTCAATCTAATTTACAAACTGTTACAATTATACATAGCTCGCACCTGATGATAGGATAGCGCCGCACAGTTAGTTATACAAACCCCCGCGCAATCCTGCCCGCAACCTGCCCGCAATCTTGCCTTTTTTTTAATTACTGGTCTTGATCGACGGCGGGGGCGAGAAGGTTTTCTAAATCTTGCGGGTAAATTGGGGTGAAACTTTTGAGTATCAATATACTGAAAGTAATATTAAAAAATTTTTTGCGCAATTTTTGTGATTTAGAATATTTTTTAGGTATTAGACGGTATTAAATGGACGAAGAGCAAGTAAAAAAATGGGCTTTAGTCAAAGAAGCGTTAGAGAAAGCAGGAAAAACCGATAGTTTTTTCTACAAACGAGCTCTTTCTGTACTCAAGACCGGCGTGGATCCCGAGGAGAACTCGTCCGTTGCAAGGAGTTAGACCTTCAACGTAAGTGCGGGCTCTTTGACGAGCAATTTTAAATTTTTTCTAATTTAAAATAGATAGCATCCGGAAATTCATCAAAAAATTTAAGTGTTGCAGGACACAGCCAGCCTTTTTGTTTGTTCCAAGAGTACCACGACCCCCCAAATTCTTCGTTTTCCCTGCTCAGCGCACCGTGGGAACTAGGAAATTCTTGAGCGGCGAACAAAATTCGATAGTTTTTATTATCCTCTGTTAATTTTTGCTCTTCTAGTGCGTTATCTATGATTTCAGGTACCCCTAAAACGAACGGTTCGTGTAAAAGATTCCTTTCTGCGTCTGTAAAACACCATGTTCCGTTAAATTTGTAGATTTCAATGCAGAGCATTGCGTTAGCCATGTGCTTTTGGTATAAGGCAGTGCCACTGTAGCACGCTGCTTGCTTCGCTTAACTCATTCTTTTAAGTACTTGGTAGGATATAGAGAAAGGGTCGTTTCGGGCGCTGTGAGTTCCTCCTATTTTGAACAACTGCCCGAGTTTGCTGACAAGTTACGGACGACTTACAACGTCGACCGAAATGTTCTTCGTCAGATCTTATTTGAAAGTGCTTTAAACGAAGGCGAATTGGATCGTGAAATCGCGGATTTATATCCAGACGAGGATATAGATGATGCGTTGCGGATGACTTCGGTAGAAGACTTTCCTGATTACCTGCCTTTTGAAGGGTTTGATATTGATCCCGATAACGAAACTTTAAACGCTTACAGGTTTGCTGCCGAAAACCCTAAAGCTCGGGGATTTGTTGAGCAGAATAATGATCTGAATAGCCTCTTGCCCGGAGGCACCGTGGAAAGCGCCCGTAATGCGTATTTGGAAGCTATAAACACAGGAGCTCTTACTCCTGCGCAACGTGAAGCACTTCGATATGCAGGCGAATCCAGGTTTTTATCTGACGCTAATTATCGGAGTGAAGCAGGAGCGGCATTAGATAATCTCCTAGAAGCTTATACAGATCGGTATGATGTAGATTATTCTCAAAATTTGGAGAATGTTGCTGATATTTTAGAACAAGCAGATGAAGTTATACGCCCTGTTGAGGCTGGTTTAGGTACGCGTAATACATTTTTGTCTTACGCGGATAGTGCTGCAGTTTCTCAAGACCCTTTAACTACACGAATTGACCGAAATACTATTCAACCGGGTCTCCCTCTCCGCGCGGCCAACCCCGCGATTCGTGAAGGATACGAAGCTATTCGAAATACTCTTCCGCAAACCGTTGAGGAGTTGAATGCTCAATTAGAAACTTTACGGGAGCTGCGGCGGGCTAGAGCTACAGAAGGGACCCCGAATACTTTTCCTATTGAAGGCTCTTCTGTTTTGCCACAAGTTGAGGAAGCTATTGCTCCTTCTAGCTCTATTAATGAGTCTCGCCGTAGTTACCTTCTGGAACGAGCTAATGAACAAGCTAGAGATCCTAACCGCAATTCCCTTTATCAACTTCAGCGAGATTTACGTCAAGAAACTCCGATTGGGCTCGACGCTCGTCAGACTCTTAGAACTCTAAATATGTCTCCTGCGGACATAGATCCATTTTTTGCTCCTTTAGCCTCTCAAGATACTGTTCAGCGAGCTTTCCCCGGTCTTGAATTACAGCTTTACGATTTGAGGGAAGCGATGAGGGAAGAGGCTGTTAATGAGCAGGCCAGGGAACTTAATAAGTTTGTAGAGAAACATCCTGAGGTAGGTCCATATTTACAGAGCTTTATCAAGAACCCGACACCTAAGATTGAGAGGGATATCAAAAAACTTTTGCCTTATTTAGATCTAGAGCAGGAAATATCGAAGCCCGAAGCACGTCAGATTATTTACAACCGCGCGATGAAGGAGATTGGTGTAGAACCTTCGTATCTTTCGGAGATCGAGAAGGACTACACGAGTGGTGATACGGAGAAACAAAAGTTAGCTCGTGATCGTATTGCTCAATTAGGTTACGGAAAAGAACTTCAAGAGGGGTCTTCTTCTTCTGTTTCCCGTCGTATGCCTGTTGTGGGTGGCGGCGGATACGCTACAGGGGAGGAGCTTCGAGACGCTTTTTCATTAATTAACCAACGAGCTAACGAATTTGAACGACTGACTAATACACCCGCTACGGCGTCGTTATCATCTACAGCTGGTCCTCTTGCTCTTAAGAACCCAAACTTAGAGGCCGTTCCCTCTAGTGCTTATTTTTCCTACGACCCTGAAACTGGCGTGGCCACTCCCGACCCTGCGGGAGATTACGGTATTCGGATCAACACCAATTCGGCTCCTTCGCGTTTCCGCTTAGGTACCGATTTAGGTCAAGGTAATGAAATTTCTAGGAACGTTTTAAACTTCTTACGCGATAATCCTGTAACCGGGCGGTCAAGCGTGTCTTTTGAGACGCGCACTCCGACTTCAGATTTTGATTATTCCGCGAAAGAAATACCCGCTCCTGTTTTTGAACAGATGAATAAGTTTATGACAGAGAACGTATTGCGTAATTTACGTCCCGGTATGCTGCTGGAGAACACCCCTATTAGCACATCAGATATTTCGCGGTTACGAGAGGAGCAAGGTAAGTCACTTTCTGAAAGTTCTACCCTACGCCGGGAAGATAAGTTTATTGGTAACCAACCCAATCGTCGTGGAGCTGCTTATCGTTCTGTCGGATTTGGACCGTTAACAGATGTAAATCAACAACTTCTTTATATGAACAGCGAGGGGAACATTGTTCCTTTACAAGCGAGACGACCTGCTCCTTCGTTAACAGGACGTGTTGATATCGTTCAGCCTCGTCCAAATGACCCACTTCCGCTTTCTCTTCGTGCTGAAGTTTCTCAATCACGAGAACCACTTACGGCTAAAGCATATTATTCAGTCGATCCCATTGTGGCAGTGGGTCTTGGTGGAGCACATGAGTTTGGTCATGCGTTGCGACGCACTCCCTCTGCCCTTCTTCCCGGTGTTGCTGATTTAATTCCAAGCCCCGAAGCAATTCGCACAGGCTACGCTCAAGGCCCCGTGGCTATGGGCAAGCAAATGGGACAAGAGTTTATACAAAGTTTGCCTGCGGCAGCTGGTTTTGCTGGTGGTTTGGCTACTCCCATAGCAGCACCGCTTGCTCCTGGGATTGGTGCAGGTCTTGTTGGTACTGCTGGGACACGGGCGCTAAATGAGGTTGTTCGCCAAGAAACCGGCGAAGGTATCGTACCTAAACTTCGTCAGTTTATTGGTACGGCGCCTCGTACTGGCATTGCGGCACAACCCCGTGTGGGCGAGCAACCTCTTACTGCAGAAATAAAACCACTAACAACTGCTCAAAAAGCTGAGGCAACTCGTCAAGTTAATCGAAGTGAAACTTCAGCGGCGTCTGGATTTACTTAAAGAGCGATTTAATCCACGTCGCGGTGAATTTGGTTTATCCGAAATTTTCTTCGGTCGTTAAGCCACAACTTCGTCTTAATGCGCTTAAAACAAACTCTTGTTGTTTTTTCTCGCCCAATTCCGTCCATAGCTGAAGTTCGGGATCTTTTTCATCCCACGTAAAAATTAAATTCATACCGCCATCTTCCGTATCTATAACTTCAAGCTCAATTTTTTTAAACCACTCAGAATCAGGCATGTTGATAAACTTACTGACTTATACTGAAGTTTAGCGCCAATATAAACCGTGACCCCGCAAGAGTTTTTAGAGCAAGCCGTTGCTGAACAGCTTCTTGCTGGCGGACCCAGTTTTGACATTAAAGGCGGAGCTGGTGATGCCCGTCGTGCCCGTAAAGGTTTAAGCCCTACCGACGTTCAGCGTCTTATCGAAGCCAATCCTGAGTTTGGGGACCAAATTCGCGAGATGTATCTTCCTGGCGCTTCGTTACCTACTCTTAAGCGGGTATAAAAGCAAGAGTACTAATTAACAAGAGCAACTTAGACTACTAATAGTTGCAGTTTATAAATGGCCAAAGCTTCTAATAAGAAGTCCAACAAGGGCCCTGCTGCAAAGCAGAACGCAAAGCAAAACGGTGGTAATGCCGCTGCTAACAAAGCAAAAAACGGCGGTAAGAAGCGCTGAGCCAATCGCCCCACCATGGGGACGTAACGTAGCTTTTGGCACACAGTTGACAGAGTGCTATGATGTGACCGGTCGAGATCACATCACATGACTAATCAAACCAAAATCAACGTCAACACTCTGCACTTGATCCCGGCTGCTGCTGTTTGGCAGTCGCCCAAGATCATCAGAGCACTCTCGAAAGCTTCTTCTAATTTGTTCTTGATGGCCATCTTCCTGTTCGGCGGCCTCTTTGTCGCGTCTCAGACTACGTTTTTCAACGGCAAGCTGCGGTCGATGATGGACGACTACGACTTGTGCGCCTCAAAATTTAAAGCGTTTAAACCTGACTACACCAGTCGTGAAGAGGGTCTGGCTATCCGGGAGTGCTACGCCCAGGCCAAGATCCGGTCACTGTCCGAGAGCAAGCGCTGAGACTCAAACAAAGTATGTAAGACACCTTGCGCCCTGCCGTTGTCTGAGGTTTACTGACTTCGGCGTTGTCCTTTTTTGTGTCTTACCAGTTTTTACATGCCGTTTGCCCGGTATGCCAAAAGTCTTTTGTTATTAAAGGTAGTCGCCTACGGCAATGGTTAGAGCGTAAGCAAACTAATCCTGCAGCCGAGGGGCCTTTTTGTAACTACAGGTGCTCCAGCTCAGCCAACATCCAAAAAGCGAACACTTTGCGAAGGAACGGAAACGCTGCGTAACACATGACACCTAGCGGAATTCTGTGCCTAGGATTCCGCTTAAGCCCGAGTAGCCCAGCGGAAGAGGCAAACGACTTAAAATCGTTCCAGCGTGGGTTCAAATCCCACCTCGGGTATGCCAACTTTTTCTCATGGCAGACCTTTCTAAATGCGCGAATGGCGAGACCTGCTGTTTGCGTACCACCTGTAAAAGGTATTTGATCCAGCCGCATTCTCGGCAGAGTTATTTTGCTGCGCCTTACCCTGGTAAGGAATGTGAATTTTATGTCGAGCTCTCTTCGAGTGCCTATCCTGAGGCACCTGAGGAGGAGCGGTGACTGATCATATAGACAAACTCTACTATTTAAAAAGATCAAAACCCGTCGTTCGCGATTCTGCTTTGATGTCCGACACAACCTTCACCCATCCGCTGGTTGAGAAAACCGCCCGAGCCATCTCTAACTGGCAGACCGAATCTGATTGGCCTCTCCACGTGGACGAAGCTATTCGCTCAATAGAGGTTGTCGCGGAATTTCTCAGTCGTGAAGGGTATCGCGACGCTCAGGAATATTTGCAGTCTATTCTTTGGAGGGAGCCTAAGCGGCGCATCACTCCAGAAACAGAAAAATCAGCGAGATTTTCCTTTTGACGGATGTCATCCTCATTTAGTTATCGAAAAATGTTTCCGCTTCAGGCGTCGGAATGCCCTGTTTGCAAACAGCAAAGCTGTATAACCATAGAAAGTCGCATTAATAAAGATAATACGAGGCGTCGTCGAAAGGAGTGCGCTGAGTGCAAGCATCGCTATACGGCTTATGAAGTGTCTGAAAGTTTTTACAAACAAGCCGTCGCTAATCAGCGGGCCATTGACAACTTCACAAAAAGCCTAAACTTGAGTTTGACGACACCTACGACACATGAATCCTCTGTTAACACTTGCGATGACTGCGTTTACATGCGTTCCTCTGGATGCGAATTCGATTTCCCCGACGCGGGAGGAGTATTTGCTGAAGAATGCTCAATGTTCGAGCGAGATTCCGTTTAAGTCTTCCGTGATTCCGAACATTGAGGTCGCTTGCGTCCCCAAAACTTAGTATTAATAACGTAGGTCATCATTTTCTCGGTGCAGTTAGCTTGCGTGACGAGTTCTGATGGCCTTGTTGGCTATTTTTTCTTTCTTATTATTTCGTCCATTGGGGCTGGATCGCTCGCTTACGTGACCTTTATCCGGTTTTGGAGGTTCTTCAAGTGAGTGATCCCGTCCTCGACCGCTGCGTGGAAGAGTATTTAGCCCAACCGGGCCTTCCAGCCGAAAAAATGGGCGCGGTTTTGCAGTATTTAGCCGATGAACTGATGCGGGACGCCTTCCCGTACGACTACAGCGGCAGCGTGGAAATCTTTATCGATGCTTTGAAACTTAAACGCCGTCTCTTAGAGGCTGTTGAGAGCCACCCCGAGACTAAGACCGCTGATTACGAGGTCCATCTGGCTCGTTTGACGGAAGAGCCTCCCTCTGTGTCCAAAAAAACCGCAGACTTTGTGGAGAACCGGTCCTTTCTCTGTTTTAACTGCTGACTGGAGGTTATTATTGCGGGGTCCCGCCTAGGACATTCTTATGAATCTAAAATTTTCTGTCGGCACACGTGTTTTTAAGAAAAAACCCTGTTCTTCTTTAAAGGCTCCAAACCGCAAAGGCACCATTATTGGTTTTATTGAAAAACCCAACAAGAACGGCGCGCGCACGTACTTTTACGTAGTGCAACTAGATGGTTCAGCTGCATACGCAGGAATGGCCGCCGGGTATTACTTGTTTGCTTAACGATGTTTCGGCTTCTCCTGTTGCCTTTCGTATTTAATTCTTTTAGGTTGTCATGAATATATTTTTTCGCCCTTCAGTAGCGCTATATCACGAATTCGTACAGGGTCGAACTCTTCCCTATTCGGCCTATTTAATTTGCGGACCTGACGCGAGTGGCGTCTGTTTAGGTTCCTACGACTTGACGGTTATTGTTCCAGAAAAACGTGTGATGTTTTGTCCAGAGTTTTCTTACTCGTTGGGTAACTATTGGACAGCACCTTATGACTTTGATTGCTTAACGTTTTACTCTTTTGCAAATCCCGAAGTCGAAGTCGCTAACGCTGATCATAGTTTGCATTGAGAAAGGGGATGTTTTTTGTCTGAAACATCTTTTGGAGTACACTTCATCCTCGTATGAGCAAGATCTGCAGAAGGTTATCTTGGCTTGAGTTATGACTGGTTCTAAAACAATCAGCAATCAGCGGGATTTGATTGCAGAATTAGAAGGGTGTATCCAAGATCTTTTGGATCAGGGCGGCGCGCCTAGTGAACGAATTATTGCTGCCACGGCGCAAGCTCGCGTTTATCTGTCGCAACCTGCACCTAAACCCCCAACGGTAATGGAGATCATCGAGTTGTACGACACTCTTCCTGAGTGGGACGATGGGATGGTCACTTTTGCCCGCGCTGTTTTAGCCCGTTGGGGCAACTAATCAAGCACTTCAATGGCTGACTTCCGTTTGCTTTGCGTTGAGATAGCGGCTGCTTTGGACCCCAAGGTCGTGGGCAGCGACGGGTACGGGCCCGTGATGGCCCTTATGCCTAAGATCCGCTCTCTGCTGGCTGAGCCCCGGCTTGCGCCGCCCTCACAGAGGCAACTCTTACAACTTGCTGAAGGTTTCTTTCCTGAGTCTGGAGACCGACAGAAACAAGTAGATTTCGCTCGTGCTGTCCTCGCTCGCTGGGGCGACTCACGTGACACTTTAAAATAATGACACAACAGTCTCCTTTTCAAAACGGTCTTTCGGTCGAACCGCCGGAGGAAATGGTTCACCTTTGGTCTGAAGCGATTTACGCGATCACTGAGGACGATGACACAGCGGGACGCCTTTATTGCCAGCCGAGCCGCCCAGTGGGGCTCTGATTGCGAACTGAAGTACTGCTGCGCGCAGTTAAGCCAGTGCCATATGGTGCCTGAACCTTTGCGCGAAAAACTTGCCATGTACTTAGAGCAAACGCGTCGCCCGAAAAAGGCCGCTGATGACAAAAACGACGACGCTACCGTTCTTGACGAGTTTGCTACGTATTGGTGGGGACCTGAAACAGAGAATTTATATATTGAAGATATGGTCGAGAATGGAACTATGGCAAAGTTTGCCCGCGCTGTTTTAGAGGCTTTTAAAGATCATGACTTCTAGGAAACTTTCGTTCTTTGAGTATTACATAAAGCACTATTTTTCTTCTGGTTTTCACTCGCTGTGGGCAGCCTTTCGAATCTGGTGTGATCTAATTAGTGGCAACCACGAGGGATATGCCCTGCTGGAAGAGGATATTCCGTTTGAGGAATGCCGAGCCTGGTTCTGGGTCGCTCTTGGTGAAGACAATATTTACCCCAAAGATTTTTTGGAGCACCTTTATGAGTTGTGCGACCGCGTTCGGCGTGGTGAGGAAGAGCTCGGAGATTATCCTTTTGAGCTTTAGTCGACGCTGATACCGCCTTTTTTCTCGCGGCGCATTAACTCGCGGTAGGCCAGGGCTGGGTTCTTTTGTGCCCACGTCATAAGGGCCTCGTCGCTCATACCAGCCCCAGCGCCAGCTTCTTTGAGGCGACGCTGCAGTTCACCACCTTGCTCAGCGTATCGTCCAATGTTTTCTTGTGCTGCGTAAAACTCGCTGAGAGGCATATCCGTCGGAGCTTGGAACCCTTGGACTGCAGCGTTATACGCAGCTTGCGAAATTACGGGCGCCGGCGGAGCCGTGGGGGTCACAGGAATAACAGGCGCCGACTGCCTTGGCGCTGCAGCACCCAGTTGAATTGCTTGGGTTGTTGACGCGTCGACACGCGGACCTGCTTTTGGCGCTGGAGCTACACCTCTTTGAGCCGCAAAATAATCTAAAGATTCCTGAATCAGACGCTTTTCGTCTTGAGCGCCGGCTGCACCCGCATTCAGTACGTTCATAGCGATACCTGGCGTCGATGCCGTATAGAGAAGTATCCCAACCGTTCTTTGACTTCAGGAGGCAAGATTTTCTCGTCGATACTATCTGAACAAGCGCTGCAGCTGCTAGGACACCAAAGTTGGCTGAGTTTAGTGGGTTTAAAGCTTTGCCGAGCTGCCCTAATCTGGTAGTAGGCTGAGCGGTCCTGAACGGATTTAACTGAACAGGAAGTTTGCTCCACGCTTGTCCAGCCATGCGCGAAACGGTTGGGCCCGCTGCACGTGCGACAGCTGGTCTGGCGCCTTGTAATAAAGCGTTCAGATAACCAAGCATGAATCCAGTATCTCCTTAATTTATTTTATGTCCTGGGACCAGCGCTTTCTTGATTTAGCTCGACATATTTCATGTTGGAGTAAAGATCCTTCGACGCAGGTTGGTGCTGTAGCGGTGCGTGATCGAAGGGTTTTGGCTACTGGATACAACGGTTTTCCACGCGGCGTGGCCGATTTACCGGGGCGCCTGGCTGACCGTAACGAGAAACTGTTACGCACAGTGCACGCTGAGGCGAACATAATTGCACAGGCGGCGCGCAATGGGGTATCGCTTGATCGAGCGACGGTGTATGTCTGGCCGTTTTTACCTTGCAGCACGTGCTGTACGTTGCTGATTCAGTCAGGCATCAAGCGCGTCGTGGTTCCAGATATGCCAATTCCCGACCGTTGGTTAGAAAGTTTTGACATGTCCCAAAAAATGTTTAAAGAAGCGGGCGTTGAGCTTACCCTTATGGGATTAGAGTTTTAACTTTTTGTGCTGTCGTGACTAATGATGACGTTACAGCTCTTGTTTCCACCGTTTTAATTTGTTTATTTTTAGGCTGTTTGTATCTGTTTGTTGGACTTGAGCGATGAACATCCCTGCGATCGAAATCACGAGCCTCGAAGATGGTTGCGTCGAGGTGCGGGTTGGTAACCAAAAGGGTGTCGTCAGCAGTTTTCACCTGATCGAACCCAAGGCCAACCAGCTGAGGGCAGCGTGGATTAAGACAAACTCTAAGGCGTTTATTCCTTGTGCGTGACGCGATCCTGCTGGATTGCCACGAACATATTGTCGTAGGGGCGAATCTCCGCGATGGTGTAGTTCAGCTCGCCCAGGAATTTAAATAATTCACGTTTTTCTTCTTCGTACCAGCTGTCGGTGTTGGCTTCGAAGATGATGGCGGGGTAGTTGTTGCGCTTGAGTGTGTATGTAGAGCCCTGTAGCGCCTTAAGTTCGTTGCCCTCAATGTCGAGTTTGATCAACCCGACGTTATTGAAGTGGTAGTGATCAATGGTGTTTGTCAGGACGCGCTCTGTTTTGAGGACGACTTGCTCTTTTCTGAGCATACGGATCGTTGAGCCGCCACCGTCTTCGGATATGACGTTAAGAGTCGTGGTTTGATTGGCTTCGGCGGGGCTGGTTACGGCGCAGTGATACGGCGTAATGTTGTGTTTTTCGTTAATAAAGATGTTGCCGCATAACTGAAAATACGTGCGTCTTTGGGCTTCGAAGGCGTGGACGTGACCGAAGTGCTCGGATAGCAGAATGGAGTAGGCGCCCATGTGCGCGCCGCAGTCAATAAAAAGCTTGTATTTATCTCCGAATTGTTGGGCGGCCCACTGGATAATCGGAAGCTCAGGAACTCCAACTTGGTGCATCTGACAACGACCCGAGTCATCGTCGTGCATTAAGAAGGCCAGCTCGGGTGTGGGGACTACAAGTCGCTTCTCCGGACCCCAGAAGTAAGTCGCCATTTGGCCTCTGAATTAATGCTAATATGGTACCAGCCACGATCGGAAATGACGATACCTGTACTTGGCACCGCTGTGGTTAATGCGCCCCATTGGGTGTATAGGCTGTTCTATAGTATTGATTACCCTGTAGATACGTTTGTTGTCTTTAACAACAACGGTCGTAACCAAATAACTGAGGAGCTTGACCTACTTACGAAAGTGCCCCACAAATATGTAAAGCGCGTGGTTGTCACGCACATGCCTTCCAATATCGGATGCTCGGGGGCGTGGAACCTAATCATCAAGTCGTTTATAAACGCTCCGTATTGGATCGTGACTAACCACGACCTAATGTACACGCCGGGCTTCTTGGCCAAAGCTGTGGAGCACGCGCAGGATGCAGAAACAGGTATCGTCCATGGAGAGAACGGCAGTTGGGATTTCTTCCTTTTAAAAGATTGGGTTGTGCAGAATTTTGGGTTATTTGACGAGAATTTGTATCCGGCTTATTGCGAGGATATGGACTACGGGATGCGGTTTAAACATCGCGAATTAAAGCGTTGTATGTCTGTTGGCTTGCCTTATTACCACGGTGAGACTTCGGGCGATTATCAGGATGGGTCTCAGACGTGGCGTAGTGAGCCTGAGCTGGCTCTCGGTATTCACTATGCGCATGAAATGAATAAGGGATACCTGCACGCCAAATGGAACCCAGCGTGGCAGGCCCATGTTGAAGGCGAGGTCTACAAGACTCCGTTTAATAACCCGACTTTACCTATTGATTTCACTACTTACGATCTGCACTTTGTTCGTAGTAAGCACTTAGGTTTTTAATTTTTTGTCTTTTTAAGACGGATGACTCTTGTTTAACAAACGTTTATTATCAGTAGCAGTAAGTTAATACGCTGGTGTAGGAGATGCCTTTTTATTCGTCATACCCCGGCTGCGGACGTTTGATTAACCGCCTCAAGGATCTCTTAGACGCGCGTGGTTTATCTTCGTTTCGCTTGAGTAAACTGGCGAATTTATCTCCTACAACGACACGTAAGATTTATACAGATCAGGGTTATATCCCGTCGCCTGATGTTCTTGAACGTATTTGTATAGGTCTGGAGGTTCAGCCTGGCGATATTTTAGAGATTAGCCCTAAACTGGATTTAGACGTAGTTGTGTGTTCCGGTGTTTTCTCCTCAGGATTATGAGCTAGCAGCTCGAATTGTCGGTCTGCCTTGCCCGACTACACCGGCTGAGCGTGCGGCTGCTGCTCCGATGACCGCAGCTATTCTCAAGAATTTTTATCGGGCTGCCCCTCCAATGCCGGGTCGGGAGGGTGAAGGAATGAATACCAGCCCTACCCGTTCGTTAAATGCTTACCCCGCTAATACTCAGCCAGAAGCTCGCGTTCAACTTGGTCGGCGCTTACAAGCTGGTGTGGTTAATGAGTCTGACGAAGCCGAAGTTGAAGAGCTGATTATGCTCATCCTCAACAACCCGAACGTCATGGCGATGTTCATGGAGTTTCTTCAGAACATGGAGGAGGATTCGGTTGATGCTGGCGAGTATTTCAGTCAACAGCGCCCTCTGGAATATGACCTGCCTAACTACGGCGGTCAGTATTCCGTTTTGAATGCTCCTGAGCAGCTCCACGATTCCACCGTCTGTTCGCTTCCAGGAGCTCGGTTGATCAATGAACTTTCGCGAGCAACAACTGCGCGAACGTGATGTTCGGCGTACGGCGCCTGAATTAGACCCTGTGGGGTTTTTGTCGCTGTACATTAAATCTACATTTCCCCAAACTGCAGCTCTTCCGTCAGCAGAGCAGAAGTTAATGGGGGTTATGCCTCAGGCTAATCCTGAAGGTGTAAACTATAACAAGAAGCCGTTATCTGGCACTTCCTTCGATAATCCGGCGGGGTATTAACAATGGGTTTAGGTAGTGTTTTTTAATCGTGGGGCTGCCTCTGCCGGCGTGCAGCAAGTCGATGACCTGCTTGGTCAGGCAGTGAAACTCAAAGCGCAAGGTTTTGAACCTAGTGATATCGCCAAGCTTCTTCCTTTAATCGGAGGTGGTGTTGCCGTTTCTGCTGCACCTGCCGCTGCGGGAACTGGTGGGCTGACTTACTGACTCTTGGTACTGCTTTAACTTCGGAATTTATTGGTAGTCGTCTTTTTGGCGGCGCTCCGCCGTCATACGCTCAAGCTTCGGCAGAACCCGCTGGTCGCGGTTTCCTTACGACCACTCAGGAGCAGTTAGCTGTCCAGCAATATGTCGCGCGAGAAAATGTAAACCGTCAGGCTCTCAACTCTGTGCGGCAGTTGGTAGGTCTAGAACCGCTGCCTTTGCTTGACGCCCAAGAGTTTATTGCTGGTGCTTCAGCCGTTAAAGAGCGTGAACTTGGCGGTGCCACGCAGCGCAAAATCCAAGAGATTGAGGCCCAGCGTGGTTACGACGTTGCAATTGCCGAAATTGCTCGTCAAGCTGAGGTTGAGAAACAGCGGTTAGCGTCTCAAGCTGCAGTTGCTGCTGAGCGGGAGAAATCTCTCGGCGATATTCAACGTCAACGAGTAGAATCCAGTTATGCCTCTGCTTCTAACTTGCTGAACCAAGCAATTAAGGATGTTGTGGCTCGTGAGCGTTACGAAAATAATGCCACGCTGGCTGAATTAGCAAAAGCGATCTAAGGAGGTTTATGGCTGACCCTACTTTTGATTTTGCTAATTGGGCTAAGACTGCTGCCCCCTATTTAATGGGGAATCCGCTTACGGCTCCTATTGCCGCGACCTCTGCTGCGATGGATGCTCTCACTGGGACCAGAGCTCAGCCCGCAGCTGTGGCCGCGCCCGTACAGAGTGCTGCGATCGGCACGGAAAAAGATTTTGGTCGTTTAATCGGGACCAAAGTTTATACCGGTCCCAAGTTTGGATATCAAACTCTTGATACCGCTCTGACTCTTAATCCGGCGGCTGTTTCAGCGGATCCCACGGATCAAGCTGAGTTTCGTAGGGTTCAGCAAGTTTTGAAAGCTAACTTTGCTCCTATTCAAAAACCGCCTGTGGTGCAGCCTCCTGCTCCGGCACCTGACCGCCGAGCTGAAGAAACGAAAACAAATACCGGAATTCAGGGGCAAAAGGGGGCTTCTCAGACGACTGATCCTGAGACTGCCGTTTATCAAAAGTATCTTGAAAAAATTCTCTTTGATCCTGAGTTTCGTGCTCGTGTAACAAAAGAGGATACAGAAAATTTTCTTCGCCGTTCTTTGCTCACTAACGCGCTGTCGATGCGTCAGTCGCGGGAAAACACGCAGCGTCAAGTTGAACTAAAAAACATTGAAGCGTGGAAGGAACTTGAGCGGGCTCGTATTGACGCAAATACTCGCCAGGCAATCGCGCTGCAGTCGACGATTGCTGCGTCGATGCTTCCGAATCAAGGTCTGATGGCGGGCATGACGGCTGCTTATCAGGCCGCTATGGCTCCCTTGTCCAGCATTTCCTGAGGTTTAAGTTATGGTCGCTCCTCTTCTGGCTGGTCCTGCCGCTTGGTTAGCTGGCGGAGGAATGGCCTTATCGGGTCTTGGATCCGTCATCGGAGCTTTTGGAGGAGGAGGCGGAGGTGGTGGCGGAGGTGGAGATTTCTCCGGTCTGTACTCTCAGCTTTTAAGCCAAAACACTCCATTAACTATTGCCGGTCAAGAGCTAGCCACCTTAATGGCTCCCTACGTGGAAGCTGAGCGGTATCAGACCCTTGCTTTAGGTAAATCTGCTTACGATCAGTTTGATGTTGCAAAGCAAAAAGAACAAACTTTATCTGGTTTACAAGCCGGTATCGCTTCGCAGCTGGCAAGTAGCTCTATCGGCTTAGGCGATTTAGCTAAGAAGGGCGAGATCGCCACGCAGATGCTTGGTCCCGAAACCGCTTCTGCCCTGACGAAGCAATATGCCCTCGGTGTTCAGGAACTTGCCACTGAGGGTTTGAAGGGTCAGACCACACTGCTGACTCCGGCTGCCACTGCTTTGGCAACCATGGCGACCGAGGCTCAGCGCACCTCTAATAAGTTAGCTAGCGACATCGCTTCGACGAACTTGGATATTCGTCGTCAGCAGGAACAAACTCGCAACCAGCTTGCTCTGCAGCGTGGACAAGTTGAGGGGCAGTTGGCGATTAAGCGTTTTGGTGCTGGAATGGCTCTTGCGGGTCAGCGTGCTTTTGCATGATTAAATCACAAATCGGAGACTCAACCACGGTTGCGTCGTGGTTGGGTAGCCTCGATAAATCTCAGAAAGACGCTTTCGTTTTTTACGCTAAAAACGCAACTAGCGACATTGAGGCTTTTCTGTACGCCCGTTTTCTTCAGCCCGCTTTTGCCGGCAGCATCTCTGACTTGACTGCCTGGGTTCAAGAAAAGTACCCCAAAGAAGATCTTCGTAAGATCCTTCTTATTGAAATTGACGGTATTAAACAAGATATTGATAATGTTAGGAATATGACCATAACGGGCATGTTAGATCATGCCACCGCAGCGACTAAGATCTCTGCTTTACAGAAAGAACTTCGGTCGCACATTCAAGCCGTTCGTTCAATTTCGGACGGGTTAGATCGACGTGGGCTTCTGCTTGCTGGTGCAGATCGGTGCCTAAGAGAGCTGATGCAAACCTTTGATGGGCAGCCTTCGATTCAAGCTCTCTTAGATGACTCGTCGATCCTTGTGTGGACTACGATTGAGCGCGAAGAAAAGTCCTAAGCGACTGCTTCTAACTGACGCATAATCGACTCTAACGGGCAGCGCATAATACCCATAAAAGCGTCGTTAACGCCTAACGACATCACGAGATCTGTGTTCTCGATGTAGGCTCCGAAAGGCAAAATCACTGCTGGTTGATTGGATAGCGGAGTGCCTGCGTAGTCGGTCCAGTAAATCAATTCGTCATTAAGCGAACCTGAAAAAACAGGTTTTTTAATGACGTGAGTAATCTTTTTAAACTCTTTGTCGATTAAGTACGCGCCAAGGTGATACTGCAGATACGGCTGACCGCTAGCTTTGCGGGTCATGTGCTTCCAGTGAAAAAACACTAAATAGCTATGCCCGAGATTGATCGGCGGTGTGGAGTTAAAAGTCGGCGAACCTTGCGTTACTTCGTCTAAGCAGCTGGAATCAATCTCGATTTTCGGGCTTTTTTCGCATTCGACGACGACGGGGCGTGTCGAATACAGACACTTAAGTTCGTCTTTATGGGAGAAAAAGCACCAATTTTTTTCGGTTTTATCTTTTTCTCGATTGTGTCCTATGGGCGGAATCGCTGCTGAGATTGCCTCGCCTAACTCATCTACGTAGCACACGACAACTTTCGGATTATCAAAAAAGTTACGACCGTGTTTGTTGTGTCGGCTGGCGTAAGTTGACGCGACGAACTGGACATACAGCTCTTCGTCTGGACCGATAAACAGCCGAGGATCTTCGTAGCTCAGACGATGCCTTTTAGGTCGGAGGTTTTTAGCGCTTACGACAGTCTGGTCATCGTGCAGCAGACCCAGATAAATATCCGTGGGCTTGTCGTTTAAATAAAAGTAGTGATTGTCCCAACGGAAGCCGAAGGGTTCTGGCTGAGATCGCCACGCAATATACGTTTTATCGTTGTGCTTCAGGATCGAGGGACTGAAGTTCGCGACTGAACCCTCAGGGAGCCCGTAGTTGATACGTGTAAATTTGCCGTTTAAGTTATCGGCTTGTGTATATACGTCGGGTATACCGCAAGTCTGTCGCTTAATCGGATACAGAACGCTGCTGTGAGCGTGGAAAAATCGAGTAGTTGATTGCATGATCAGATAGTCAGGTCTTCGATAGCTTTAGAGAATCCAGCGGCTACGCTCTCCCACCGGTATTCCGGACGCTGCGTCACGACAAAACAAGACTCTGCCACTTCGTCATAAATGCTCTTTTCGTAATAGAGCTCATCCAGTTTGCGTACAGCATCAGCGATATCAATCAGGCCGCGTTCTACGCCCAGATCTTTATCGATCACCCAGGAGGCAATGTCCACGAGCTGAGCCGCTTCTGCCCAGATGTCAGCGCACGATGTGTGGTTCGGAACCACTTGCGGTTTCCGGCAACTGGCGTGCTCGAAGGGCACGAGACCCCAACCCTCGCCATCTGCTGTATTTATACCTACGTCACAACAGTTGTAAATCTGGTTAAGTGTCTCGTCGGACGGCGCATCCATGTAATTAATTTGGTGCGACGTGAGGATCAGACGGTTGGTTCCGTCGATTCCCAAGCGACTCATTTCGTTCTTAAACAGAGGGATCACGTCCCAGCCCATGTCCTTAGCCCCCATGTGGAGGTAAAGCATCGTGTCGGGTTTGTTAGCTGCGAACTGAGCAAAAGCTTTGATCGTTAAATCGATCCGTTTTCGCGGCTGATTGCGGTTGGCGTTAAGGACGATAAATTTATCTTCCGGTAAACCAAACGCTTTTCGTGCTTCGGAGCGTGAGCCGGGAGTGAACTTCCCGATGTCCACACCGTGGGGCAGAACACCCAGACGAGCCGGCTTAATTTCGTGACTTAAGATGCGTTGGGCGCATCCGATGGTAAACGTAATCGCCATATCCCACTCGGGGATATTCCGGAGCATGTCAGGGAAGTAGTACTCGCTGTCGATCGGGAAATAGCAGATGAATTTGAACTTCAGCTTTTCCTTCAGGAATTGGCACCGTTCCCAAACCTGGTTGCAGATCCAGATGTCCTGCAAGCAGATAAAAACGTCTGGCTTAACTTTTTCCAGGATTTCCGGGATCCGTGGAATACCAAAGCGATCAGAGCAGTGAACGTTTGCAGCGGGGTAAACCGTGTACGGGTACTGATGAGGATCCCCCGAGTAGTTCAATCCCAGCACATGGATTTCATGCTCCTTACTGAGCTGATCCAGGATACTGTGTGTTACCCGAGCAAATCCTGTATTACAACATGCGTCACCGTACCAAAGAATTTTCGCCATTCCTGAAGTAATGTTCAGATACGAGTAATATAGCGATACTGTCAACTTAGTGATATGCCGAGCCGCGAAACGTTCGCTTATCGCCGAGCGGCGCAATTACGTGCGCTTACGCGCCACGGAAGATACTAATACTGGGCGTAGAAACTATCTACAGCAAGGCCGCAGAAGACTTCCATACGTTCTGTACGCTCCTTGATAAGCCTCCGGCCAAGCACATGCTGGAGTGGCATCGACATCTAATTACGGGTGAGTCCAATAAGTATTTACTTGATATTGCTGGTCCGAATTTAGATATTTTGGCTCCACGTGGGCCGTTAGCAGCGAAAACCTCCGTTGCTACGCCTGAAGGTTGGAAACCTCTTGAGGAAATACAGGTAGGCGATTTTGTTTATGGGGACGACGGAGAACCAACTGAAGTTCTTGAAGTCCTTGAGTATGACAAAGTTGACGTTTTTAAAGTTTTATTTTCTGATGGGACCTCTTTAATTTGCGATGATTCTCATCGCTTTGATGTACGGCGTATGGGGACGGATCCCAAAAACGTATATCGCAAAACCACACTTCAGGAAATTCGTACCTTTGTTACTACAGGAGTCAAAGGTAATTGGCGTACGGGAGTTTCCCGTACAGTTCGACTAGCCGAACCAGATGAAAAACCTTGGCTTGATACTCGTGGCCATAGCAGATATCAAGTTCCTGTGACAAACCCAGTTAATTACCCGCATTTAGAACTTCCCATTCATCCATATTTGCTCGGTATTTTATTGGGTGACGGAGGTCTTACTGATAAAAGCGCTATAAATATCACAACAGCCGATAAAGATATTATTGCGTTTATAAGTACAGTTTTGCCTGATGATCATAAAATCGTCGAGCGTTCTTACGCTACGCGTAAATACTGCTATCAAATTCAATTAAAAGATTCCCCGAACGCAGGAAAGATTATTGATGGTCGTCGCGGAGGTTTTAAGAAAGAGCTTTCAAAAGCGATTTCAGATTTAGGACTACGTGGAGTAAATTCTTTAGAAAAAGATATACCAAAGATGTATCTTCGCGGCTCTATTGAGCAACGCGAATGGTTACTCAGAGGTTTAATGGATTCAGACGGAACTACAAACAAAAAAGAGGCTAAAGGAGGTCTCGTTTACGGTTCTTCTAGCAAAAAACTTATTGATGCTTTTGCTGAATTAGTACGTTCGTTGGGCGGTTTGGTATCTTACTACACACCCTATTACCCTCATTATTTTAAAAACGGTGAAAAAATAATTAGTAAAAATCTTGCTTACCGCGTCGCTGTTCATCTGCCTGAGAACATTAAACCGTTTTATTGCAGCCGTAAATCAGAGCTTTATTCAGGTCCTGCTTCGGAAAAAGCAATCGCGGTGTTGTGCGATCCATTCGAGACATTGTTCCGATGGGTACTCAAAAAGTTATGTGCTTAAAAGTAAAAAATACGCAAGAAAGATTTTTGATTAAAGATTATGTAGTTAGTAGTAATTCGGCGAAGTCCACGTGCTTGAACATGTTCACCGCGTGGATCATCGGTCGGCACACCACCGCGAAGCTGCCTCTGCAGATCATTTATGTTTCGTATAACATCGCGACCGCTATTCCGAAGAGCCGCATCATTCGGCAGATCATTGACTCACCTGAATTCCGTAAAGTTTTTCCGCGAGTTCAGCTGAAGTCTGGGATGCAGTCAGACATTGGTTGGTCTATCGATTTCGATTATGCAGGCATCCCCCGCGTGGGCGACGAAGAATTTACGTTGCGTGCAGCAGGTCTTCGAGGCTCAATTACTTCTAAACGCGCGCACCTCGTGATCGTGGATGACCCCATTAAATCCAGCGCAGACATTAAAAATCCAGCGATTCGGGAGGAGATGAACAACAACTGGTCATCTGTTATTGCGCCGATTGTCTTTGAGGGCGGCAGATCGATTTGTCTGGGTACTCGATTTCACCCGCTGGATATTCATAAGACTATGTTTGTTCCGGATAAAGGCTGGAAACAAGTAACGCAGGAGGCAATTACATACGGCAATACGGGCGAACCCGTTAGTTATTGGCCTGAGCAGTGGTCGGCTGAGTATTTGCTTGGGCAAAAAGAGCTTGACCCTGTGGCGTTTGCTTTCCAGTATCAGCAACAACCGGTGATGACTTCCGATTTGGTTGTGTCACCCTGACTTACTTATTAAAGGAGAAGTAGTCACCGAGTTTGATTCGCTTGCGGTCGGTATTGACTTATCGGCCAGTAAAAACGAAACGAGCGACTATACGGCTTTTGTTTTAGGAGGACGCCTTGGCGATAAGTATTACATCATTGACGCGCATCAATGCCGGTCGATTGGAAATCTGGAGAAAATAGATCTGCTCTGCGACATGCTGCTGGAGTGGGGTATCCTCACTCAGCACGATGGGCAGTTTATGCCGACGTATTCCACAATTACGTTGGTCGTGGAATCCGTGGCGTATCAAGCATCTTTGGCTGCTGATCTTCGACGTGTGTTAATTAATGAGCGAGAGCTTGGTAATTTACATATTCACGAAGTGAAGGGCTTTAGAGGAGACAAAATTGCCCGCTTCCGGGGGACTTTAGGTTTGCTAGAAAACAAGAAAATCGTGTTCAATAAATACCGAAAATTCGACGCTTTGTTCGATCAGTTGATCAACGTCGGTGCCACGGCTCACGATGACCTACTGGACGCCTACACCTGGCTAATCCAGTTTTTACAGCGTCGCGGTAACTTCAGCATCGAATACTGAAATGACTAAAAAACTCTGGGTCGCGATCACTGCGCACAATCCCCTTGTTCGTTTAAATCCTTTAATTAATGTCTTAAGTGAGTATGAAAAATTTCCTCACGATGTAACCGTATATATCTATGTCAATTACGAAGCGCAGAACGATGTCGAAACACTTGAGAGTGTTTTAACTCAGTTTAAAAATATAAAAACTGAAATTAAGGTTGCGTCTCCAGATTATTCGGGTTGGTTTTTGACCTGGGCGCATAAAACTGACTTAGCTCTAGCGATTCTGAATCGCGTGGCTGATTACTACATTTATCAAGAAAATGATGTCTTAATCCGTAAGGATAACTTTGATTACTTTGTCAAGTGGAAGCCTGTGCTGGAACGGTACGGCTTAGAGCCGGGCTTCGGTCTATATGAAAATCTTGACGGACGACGAATTCCAATTGGTAATTATGAACGTTGGAATTTAAGTAAGGAAACGCCTAACGTTTGGCACAATATTGGTTTTACAGTTCCCAAAATTCTGGTTGTCGATTTTGAGGTTGATTTCTTTATTCAGTTAGGCAGTCCTTATTACTGCGGGATGATTTTGAATCAACGGGATGGCGATCTTTATATAAGGTCTGACAGTTTCGATCCTCAGAAGAGCTACCCGAAAACAGGTATTCGAAATTGGCCCATTGCTGATCGGAGTTCAATGGGTTTAGCTTTTGAGTATTTGCCGCAGAACTATGAGCACAGGCGTTGTGTACCTGTTGCTAAGCGTAATGATCATTATGAGATTTTAGAGTTTGGTTTGATACGTCATGACGACGATAAATACTCGAAACAGTTTAAAGAAAAGGAAAAAGATTTAATATATGTTGAGGAGATGCTTGTTTTGTGATTTAAAGTGGTCCCGCGAGGTGCCGAATACGTTCACATTTGTTACTACTTCGCAGGTAAAAATGAACGAAAAACGCTTTACCGAAGCGACGCCTACCGACTTCGACGATTTTTGGAACAACACGGTGGAACCATCTGGTGGTTTAACTCAGCACACTAAGTACAACTTTTTCAAAAAATCGAGTCCAGATATTATTTGTATGGACTCTTCTTGCTCAATAGCTAATAATGCGGTTAAACCTAATTACTACTCACGTAATGGCTTAGAGTGTTATGATGTAATTCGCGCTAGTATGGGAGCTGAAAAATATAAAGGTTTTTTATGGGGAAACATTCAAAAATACCTGTGGCGCTGGGAGCAAAAAAACGGAAAACAGGATTTAGAAAAAGCGGCTGAATATTTGACTAAACTGATAGAGACATTGGACTGAATATGGACGTTAGAGCTTTTGGAGGCGTATACGGTCAAACGGCTTCGTTGCCTTACGCAAGTGGTTTTTTAGTAAATGCCTCTGGCACAAACACTAATTTTGCCGCCTGCCGTGGAATCTACATAGAAAGCGCCAACAAGAATGCCGATAAAACTTTGGTAGTAGTGCTTGCTGATTCCAAAGATCCAATTACCTTCAGTCATATTCGCACTGATGTGTTACTGCCGATCTCTATTACGCAGATTAGCGGCACGTCCACGGTTGAGCACTGCTACGTGCTTTATTAATCATGGCTGAAATCGCCAAAAAACGAGACCCTGCTAAATGGGCTGCAGCTAAAGCAAAAGCCCGGAAAAAACTTGGCGGTCACAGCGCTCGGGCCATGCAGCTCGCCACAAAGTATTATAAAGAAATGGGCGGAACTTACGAAGGCAAAAAATCTTCGGAGAATCGCCTTTCCCGCTGGTCTAAAGAAGACTGGCAGACTCGGGAAGAGTACGAAAAATCCAAAAAAGACTAATGAGTTTTTCTACCGCTGATTTAGTAGCAGCTCTTTCTGGCGGCAGAAGCTTCCGGGAAAAGTCTTTGCCTGAATCCAGTGATTTTGCCACGTGGCTATCTTCGCCTACGCAGCAAAGCTTGATGGCTGGTTTGATTGATATAACTAAGGACGAGCTGATCAAAAAAGCGTTAACTGATCAAGCCTTGATGAAGGGAAAGCTTTATGGCTGATCTAGCTCGCGAAAAAGGACGCACCGAACGGTATCTTCCCCGTGCAGCTTGGGCAGCTTTGAGTCCGGAAGAGCGTCGCGCCACGGATGAGCGAAAGAAAGAGGCCACCCGTGGAGATAAACCGGTAAATACTCGCGTCCCGAACACTGAAAAAGCTCGTGAAGCTCGTCGAAGAGCTTCCGAGTACATCAAACGCAAGGAGTCCTAATGCGTACCGCTAGTCCTTTTGGTCGCGCCGGCGAATTTTTTGGTGCGGCATTTAACGATATGGAGCGTGCATCGGATATGCAGGCTCAGATTCAGGGTGCGGGTATGGCTGACGCACGTTACGGTGCGGATTATGACGGTGCTTATATGGGAGGAGCCGTTGGTCCTCAGTCAGGCACCTATGGGCAAGATGAAGGACCTGCGTATGATACTGAATCTTTAAAACGCGAGCTTCTGTCGATCGCCAAGGAGCGCCGCCCCAGTAATGGTTCCGTCATTATGCGCGCCGGAGGCGGTGGCAACCCCGCAGTAAAGCAGTAACATACTGACAGTCTCTAAGCGCTAAATGCTGTTCGACTGTTTTTTATATTTTGACGAAAAAGAGCTGCTTGAGCTCCGGTACCATATTCTTAAAGATATTGTCGATGGTTTCATCATCACGGACGGTAACCGCACCTTCCGTGGCGACCCAAAACCTTTTACCTGCGTTGAAACTATTAAAGAGCTTGGGTTGCCGGACGATAAACTACAGGTCCTCCACGTAGAACTGCCTACTCCAGAGGAATGCAGCATTCCTTGGTCACGCGAATATGCGCAACGTGATGCTCTCAGCGTGGGGATGCGGATGTGCCCGCCTGATTCGGTCTTTTTCTTCAGTGATGTAGATGAAATTCCGAAGCCCGAGAAACTTTTAGAGGCTGTTGAATTAGCGAAGGCAGATCCCGCTCGTTGTGTGCGGCTATCTATGCCAATGTTTTATGGGCGAGCAGACTTGCGGGTTAAAGACCCCAACGGCGATAACTCAAAAGCCCCCAATAACTGGACTTGTGGGACTGTCGTGCTCTACGACCATTTAGAGCAGACTCCTTCCCAAATTCGTCAAAATCCAAACGATATTGTTTTGGGTGATTGCGACGCCGGATGGCATTTTTCCTGGATGGGTGACCCCGCACGTATGAAGCGTAAGGTTACCTCGTTCTCTCATTGTTTTGATGATATCCCTAATTCAGTAGCTCCCGCTAATAGCGAAGAAATGCTGGCTCATTTAGACGCATACAAAGCACAAGCCGGTGGTACGGACCCACTCGGAAGGACGGATCACATTCTTGAGCCGTATCCGCATGAGCTTTTGCCGCCAGAATTGTTTAAACTTGATAGAGTACGGCAGTATCTTTTACCAAATGGCTGAAAAAATGCCTGAAGCGCTTCGGGAGCACTTCGAAGCTAAAGAAAAGCAAGGTGAAGGCGGTAAGCACGGTGACGAAAAGTCTAAAGCTGGCCGCAAAGAAGCACTTCGTAAGGCTCAAAAGGCCAAAATGAAGCGTAACGCCGAAAAAGAAAGCGGCAAACGCTGATTTTCGGCCTTAAAAATCGTAAATAGAGGCCATGGCAGACAATTTGAGCGTTCGTCAGCGGTTTACCGAGATTCTTGAAGCCTCTCGGTCGCAAGATCGCAGCAAACAGTCTGCCACGATGGTCGTTCTGAGTCATCTGCAGCAGATGACGCTGCTAATGATCAAAAAGGGCCTGTTTTTCTATTGCGAGCAGGATACTTACAAGGCTCGGAGCAAATTTTTAGAGTCTTTAATTAGTCTCAACCGCATGGATATTCGCTTTCCGGCGATTATCCGTAATTTTTTGATCGACGGGTGCGGGTTGTTCTATTTCCGCCCAGATCCAAAACTGAAATATCAAATTTATTTCTTTCCCAAAAATCAGTATCGCGTTTATCACGATATAAACGGAGATATTGAGGAAGTCGTAATCCTTTACAGCTACAAAGTAAGGAATTCGACGTTAGGGCTGCCTGCTGATACCTACGGGCAAAATAAGCGGTATGTCCGTATATCAATCACTGCGGACAAAATTAGTGAGTTCGAATCTAATAGCGAATTAAGTTTTGAACTGGAGCCCGGTACTGTTTTAACTCCGAAAAACAGCCGACCGAACGAATTAGGTTTTATTCCTGCTGTTGAAGTCTTAAATAAACCCAACAGCAGCGGCACAGAAGGCGAAGGCGAGTTTGAACCGTTTATGGAGCAGATCGTGCTGCACGACAGCATGATCAAAAACATTGCCAAAAACATTGAGTTTTTTGGTAACCCCACGCTGATTAGTTCGCGTCCGCGTAGTGATCTGGTCGAAGCTTCGGATGCGGATCGTACCTTCCGTCCGACTATTAGCAGTCAAAGCGGATTTGCTGGTCGCGATACTCCGTCGACCCGTGTCTCAGAACCGTTTGGTTCTTCGGCAATGATCGGAGGCTTACGTGTGCCTCGCGTTATTGCGAACGTCGAACCGTCCGACCGTGTGGGCTACATGACGCCCGATCCGGTTAATGGGGATATGAACCGATATTCCCTTCTCCTTCGGGAAGAAATTCGTACGGCTCTCGGCGGCGTTGATGAGATCTCGATTTCTGCTGGCGCTACCGCAACGGAAATTAAAGGTTTGATGGGTCGTGCTCAGGCCACGGCTTTGCGGAAGAACAAAAGCTTTTTAACTTACGGCTTCTGTCGTTTGCTGGAGATGATTATTTATCATCAAGAGCAAGTTTTCCGCGAAAGTTTTATTCAGGTCATGGGGTTCGAGTCTCCCTCAGAACCCAAAGAACAAACTGAAGAAGCGCTGGCGCGGTATCAGAAAAAAGTCGCTAAGTACGAAAGCGAAATTACAGCAGCCATGCAGGTTGCGTTACAGCAAAACAAAGTCCCACGGGGGGTCTTTGGTTTGCCTCCTGACGGCGATCGTGACGTTACTTATCGCTTCCAAGGTGATGTTTACGAAGACACGGCGTATGACATCAACCAAAAGTCAATCGTTGTCCGGAACTTGCAAGAACTTGGCGTCGATAGTGTCGAAGCTCTGAAATATCTGTTCCCGGATAAAACGGAATCGGAAAGAGCTGACATGTTGAAAGGATTCCCTTTCCGAATGATTCAACAAACGCAGGGCGCATTTCAACAATTTCTACTATTATTGAATCAGATGTTGCAAGCGCCACATCCACTTGCGCCGAATCAACCGCTTGCGGCTGATCCTCGGCTAAACATAACGCCCTTGCTCTATAGGACGTTTGACCACCTTGCGCAAGAACTGACTTACTCGGGCAGCTATGAGCCAGCAGATCCAAGCTTCGATCCCGAGCCCGGTCTCCCCGGCGGTAGCAGCCCCTCAGGCGGCGCCCTCGGCGGACCAGGGCTCTACCGCTTACCCCCAGTGGGTAGCAACTACCCAGGCGGCACCTTCGGCAACTATGCCACAAGCGCCGTCGCAGGCAACACTGGCTACGGTCCCTTCTACCAACAGCCAGTACAGCCAGTCTCCGTCAACGTCCTCCCCGTCCAACCCGTGGGAGGCGGCTATGGGCAGCCTGGAGCGGGTGGTGTCCCGTCTCTCCCCGTCCCCCAGCCAGACAGCACAGTATCCGCAGTATCAAACGGCGCCGCAGGATACTCAACTTTACAGTCAGAGTTTACAGGCCCAACCGTATCTGTACCAAGCCCCTACGGCTCAGCCGACCTCGTACAGCAGCGCCTCTACAACCCCGACTTCCTCTCCGACTTCTACGGAGCAGCAACAGCTCCCGCAACTAAGCGAAGCAACCGCCGCCGTCGTTAATCACTTCGGTCTGGAAGCTCCTGGCATTCTGAACCAGTACGCCACCGTGCTGGAAGATGCCTTGATTCAGCAGCATGAAGTTCTCGAAAACATCGCTGCTCGTGGTCTGGCCATGCAGAACATTCTGACTGATCCGGATCATTTAGCTGATTACACCAATCGCTTCTTTACGGAAGTGTATCCCGTTGATACTGAGGCTGATACCCAGAATTATCAGCCACGCTACGATCAACTTCCTGCTGTGCCCGCCTCTGCTTTGGCCGGTGCACCCAGCGTGGACACTGATACTCAGTGGAACGGCTTCAGCGAAGCCATGAACAAGAGCCCCGAGCAAGCTTGGCGCTATCTGTCTCAAATGAGCCCTGATGCTTTCCGCGGCAAACTCCTGTTTATGGATAACGCCTGATACAATTACGCTATTCGATCCGTATCCCCGCCTAATTAGGCGGGGTCTTTTTTCTTATGTCAATCCAAAACCCTCGGCATGTTATTTCGAGCGAATTTTTTTCTCTCGATGATGATCCTGCAACTCAGAATTTTTCGGATTACCCTTTTGTGATCGAAGCTTTACTTTTAGCTTCGTTTAATAAGATTGAACCAGATTTCGAGTGGGCCAACATTTACCCTGGTGAGCACTATCGCTTGTTAAGCGGTTTAATCAGTGTTTTAAAACCTTCCCTGTGTGTAGACATTGGAACTTACCGAGGTTGTTCAGCGCGGGTGATGCTGGACAATTCTGAATCGAGTTCTCGTGTTTATACCTTTGACATCGAAGATTACAACAGTTTTGACTGGACTGTTCTTAAAGAGTCAGACTTTATAGAAAAAAAACTGACCTTTGTTAAAGAAGATCTTGGGGATAAAAAAGTTTTTGAAAAATACGCAGAACTATTTCAAGAAGCGGATTTTATTATGTTAGATGGCCCTAAAAATGATGTTTTTGAAGCGTTATTTTTAAGTCAATTATCTCAAATTAATTTGAAGCGTAAGCCTCGTTGGCTTTTTATTGACGATATTCGCTTTCGGAATATGCAACACTTGTGGCGTTTAATTCAATCTCCCAAACTAGATCTGAGTTCCTTTGGGCATTTTTCTGGTTCTGGTCTTGTTAATATTAGTAAAGGTCTGTATTTTTAACGATGCCTTTCGCATCAGAAAGTCAACGACGTAAATTTTACGCGATGGCTGAACGCGGGGAGATTTCTAAGGAAAAAGTTGCTGAGTACGAACGCGAAACTAAAGGAGATCTCCCAGAACGAGTTAAAGCTAAGAAAAAAGCTCGGAAGTATACTGAATCTAAGAAAGGATCCTCTAATGCCTAATTCTCTTGGTCGCCGCCGGACTTCGGCAGTTTCTGCGCCTTCAGAAGTCGAACAGTTAAAGCAAGAACTTGCAGATTTGCGTTCGGCATACGTGCAGGATATGAGAAATATCAGCACCGATATGAGTTCTTTAAACGAAAAATTAGAACCTACAGCTTTAGCTGATACGGAAGTTGTTAGTTAAAATCCTATACTTGGTATAAGCCGGCGAGTTTTTTCGTGGTTTATACACCGCTTTCTAATTACAAATACGATACTGGTTTTCATCGGATTCAATCCGGTCCCAATCATGAGGGGTATATCGTCTTAAGCTCCGGTATTCGAGATACCGGAGCGGATTTAGGCGTCATTGTTCCCGGACCGCCCAATAGCGGCTCGTGGTATATAACCGATCAATGGCGCCAAGTTCCTCAAGCTGTTTCAGGTTATTGGACAAATTATCAAAATTCAGATTATTTACCTAGTGGCTCTTTAAGCTCATATAACGGATACCGCTCATTAAGCGTATCTACTATTGCTAATGCTAAAGTTGTTACTTCCACGGGGCCTGAATACGGCTTACGTAACGAAGGAACGTATATTTATTACCGGGGTGTCGCTCCTGCGGATCAGAATTACAACCCGTATAACACTCCTGAAGCTAATACCGCCGCTCAAGGTAAAACTGGCGGAGGCGTAACCCACCGAAGCTACGAGGGAACACTTTTAACAAACTCACTTGGTTCTCAGGGGACCGCAGATCGCTCTGAGTGGGAGTATAACCGTCCTGTTTATTGCAGGACGTACACCGAAACTGTTCGTTCGGGAGCACCCGGCTTGATGTCCAGCGCTCTTCGATTTGTTTATCGCGGTAAATCCACGCGGTATGCCTACAACTACGGCTCTGTGTATCTACAAAACAGCGAGTCTGTGCGCAATATGGTCCGTACGTTTAGCCCTACGGTTAATTCGAGCAACCAAAAATCAATTTAACGCTACAAATGCGACACAAAGGGTGTTGCTCAGCTGATATTTTGTTTAAACTAATTCTGTAGTTTCTGGAGATATCGACAGTGTTTGTCGATAATGATTTCCCGAAGCTTCTCGGCGCCGAACTCTACCGTCCGCACCCCGCGTATGTTGTAGAGATGGCCGCTGAACCTGTGGTTGTGCATGATTTCTTGACCTGCTAAGGTCTGGGAACTTCCGGGCGAAATCTCGGTCGAACAACCCCGTGAATTGCTGGAAAGCCGGACCCCTCGGGGAGGCCAATCAGCAGCCAAGCCAATCAGAAATGATTGGAAGGTTCAACGACTAACACTGCTCGAATGCTCTCTCGAAGCGACCGCTCTTTTTTAAAAGGAGCTTGTTTGGGCGATGGATGCTTAAAGCATCAGACGACTTACCCAAGTCTTTATATCGCTCACTCTAAAAAACAGTTTGAGTATCTCCGCTGGAAAGTGGGGAGGCTTAATCGAATTTTTGGAATCAAGCAGCCTATTCAAGAAAGAGTAAGCACTTGTCAAACAGGATCTTTTCCTAGTTGTCAGTGGTGGTCTAATCAACAGGAGCTGCTTCTTCCTTTATATAAGGATCTTTATCCGCAAGGAAAAAGGTAATAACACCTTCTTTTTTGCGTGATATTGGATTAGAAGGATTGTCTCTTCTTTATATGGATGACGGCAATCTTCGGCTTCGTCGTCGTGGTAATTCTCCGCGCACGAACGAACCTTATATTAGGGAGCGCATTGTAGAGCTAGCTTTATACGTTCCTTACGACACAGCTTTGGTGGTGTCTGACTGGATCGAGAGCTTAACCGGCGCTTCTTTGACTCCACGTGAGCCGATGAAAACGAAGAGTCCTAATAAGTGGAATCTTCGAGGCAATGGAACACAAGCTCGATTACTCGTAGAGGCACTAAAGCCTTACGGATCTAAAGCTATGTCCTACAAATTCGACCTCCGTTATGACACTCGAACTAATCGAGGAAAATCAAAATGGAGCGAGGCTGACCGCAACAAATTTGTTGTAGAAGCCGATAAGGTGACACGAGCGCGGGGCACCCAAACAGAGGATACCACCTGCTGTGGGTGATGATATAGTCTACTCATCACTGTCCTTAAGGTGATGTTACGTGAGGATAAAGAGCCTCACGGTGCTTTTTAAGCATTACAGGCAAAGCAACCAGGTCAAACTGTTCAGTTAGACCGCTACAGGTTCTGGGGCAATCCGGGAAGCAAAGAGTCACGTGAGCGTACTGCTGAGCAGACCATTGGTACTGCCAACAGCCGCAACATTGTGAAGGACAAGGTGCTCGTGACTCTGCGCGAGTACACCGGTCCTGCCGACCCGACCGATCCCACTCAGCCCAGCACCTTCAAGATTGCTCGCGAGACCCTGATCACCGCGCAGCGTCTTCTGCTGGATACCGGCAACCTGACTGCTTTCCACCAGTCGATTGGTTCTCTGACCCTGCTCGACGACTATCGTCGTTGGCGCGATCGGGTGTTCATCAACGAACTCCTGAAAGCTGTTTCGAAAGGTCAGTCCTCCGATAGCCAAGGTGGTTACTACTACCCCGGCAACCTGGCCGTTGGTAGCCTGACTTACACCAACGCCGAACAAGCTAAGTTCGACGTTAAAGACGACCTGCTGCGCGTGGTGAAGAGCCTGCGTAAGCGTAACGTTCCTACCTTCCAGGATGGTTTCTATCGCTGCGTTTGCGATCCGACCTTCCTGATGCACCTGCGCCAGAACAGCGACTTCCGTGAAGTTGCTCGTTACCCCGGCAACGGTCAAATCAATCCCCTCATGTCGGCAATGCAGCCCAACGCTGCGTTGTACATGGGTCAGGGCTTCGGCCAAGCCACCTTTGTGGCCGGTGAGCCGATTATGCCCACCGGTTTCGTGTTTGAAGGTGTGCGATTCTTCGAATCCACCAACATGCCTTCGCAGAGCGCGACCGCTTCCATCGGCGGTACTTCTGCCTCTTACGATTCCGCGATCGGCATGTTCTTCGGTCCCCAAGCAGTTGGCGTCGGCATCGGCGGCAACAACGCTCAGGTGCTGCTAAACAACAACGACGACTTCAGCCGTTTTATCATGATGATTTGGAGCCTGTACGCAGGTTTCGAACTTCTGAACGCTGACTTCGCCACCGTTGCATACTCCTTTAACGCTTGAGGAGGTAATTAACGATGGCTATTAATCCCGATCAGATTGCAGTTGCCAAGATTTATCCGGGCAACTACACCAACGTTCTGCGCTACTGGCATTCCACCAGCAGCTTTAGTTTCCTGAACGAGAACGGCACCAACGAGACCTACAGCAATCAGCCTGTTGGCGGTCCTGTTGGCGTTGTGTTCCGTCCCGGCTGGATTGCCCAGCAGGCTGTGGGTTATGTCGACCTGTCTTATCAGGCCGGTACCAGCACCAACCAGCTGGACTACTACACCCAGCCTTATGCTTCGGGTCAAAACGGCACCAACCAGCCCTTCAGGGCTGCTGACATCATTATTCCTTCTCCTGACGCGTATAAAGATGTTCGCGCTGATATCACCGACGGCATCACTGTGCCTTCCGGTGCTTATGTGTATCGCGTGTCCGTGCGTCTCGACGGCGGCGACGTGATCTCCAGCGGTATTGCCGGTGGTCAGACTTCCCCCGCTCTCGGCGTGGGTCCTGCTCTGTCTTCCGGTCTCACCACTGCTCCTAGCCCCAGCGGCTTCTTCGCCAACCTGGTTGGTTCCAATAGCCGGATCGAAAATGGCGCCTTCGTGTCCAGCAATGCCTGGAACGACGCCAACATGCACGCTGTGACGGCGGCTACTAAGTACCGTCTGTACAGCACCGCTACCGTGCCCGGCTCCGGTCTGGGTCTGGGTTCCGGCGTGTACGATCCCCGCGCTCAAGCCAACAAACTGTCTGGCAAGAACAAAGCTCTGGGTATCTGCGAAGTGTGCTGGCTTGTGCCCGACGAAGCGCCCAAGCGCGACGATCTGGCTCTGCAGCCCGGCGGCCTCGTGGAGTCCAACGTTTACACCTCGACCGTTCCTTCCTGATATTCCTGATAAGGACGGTTCAAAGTGTTCTTCTTCCCCCTCTTCGGAGGGGTTTTTTATTGTCGATTGTGCTATAACTAAAAGCAGATCACTGTCTACATAATGACTGCCGTGACCGTTAAGGAATTTACTTTTACACCTAACGGCGTAAAAATTGAAGTTTTAAGCGAGCACGATGAGGGTGAGTACAAAATGGTCCGGTCGCTGACAACCGGCAAAGTTTTCTTTGCTCATAAAAATCAGATTGCCGAAGAGACTGTCGAAGCTGAGCCTGCCGAAAAGCCTGCCGCCAAAAAACGTCATGGACGACAAATCGTAAAACCTGAAGTTCAGGCTTACAACCGCGTCAATATTAATTCGGCTACTCCTCAGCTTTTAACTCAAGTTCTGAAGGGGATTGGGCTTAAAACTGCCACGGAAATTAAAGAACTTCAGCAGTCGATGCCTGGCGAACGTTTCACCAAGCTTGATCAGCTTCGTTCAATCACCCGCGTGGATTGGGATTCCGTGTTAGAGGGTGATGTAGTTTATGTCGAGTAATTAGTGCAAGTTTTGTCGAACTTGCGTTTAAATCCGTTTGTGATAAAGAATTAGAATATAACTACGTAGCAGAACAAGGTAGTGGCGCAGTTAACTACTCAAGAGCTTCAGCAGATACAAAGTTATCTTGCTGGGCAAGGGGTTGTCTTTCAGCCTGACACTACTGACGCCACTAAGCGTGAAGTAATTTACGCTGCGATTAATCAACTAACGCGTAACCCTGCGCAGGTTTTTGGTTATCGCCTTGATGATTTTAACTTCAGTCGTGTTGCGTATCATTTAGGTTATAATATCGCTACTGTTCCTGCAGGTGACTATGCGCGCTTAATGGAAGCGTGCAACTCTATTCCTAGTGAGTATTACTACGACAAAATCGTTCAGCAAATCGAACGCTGTGAAGAAGCTGAGCGTCTGACTGAACTTGCCACCGGGCGCGCAACTAGCCGCCAAGAGACAATTTTGGGTGACGTGAGTCGCTCGATTAACATCCAGGATAAGCGCGAGACTGCACGCATCTGGCGCGAAAACTATCTATATGAGTGCGATCGTCTTGCGCACATGCTTTATGTGCCGAATTATCGCGACCCCGTGGCAGCTCGTTATCGGTTCGAGCGTAGTGGAGGTGAGTTTATTCAGGCTATTCCCGGTCCTCCAGATACTTCACGCGCTGACCGTTTGTACTTCTACGCAAATTGGCGATAAAAGCTATAGTTAGTTAAGGACTGCCGTTAAGTTTGTGGACAAAAAATTACAAGAAGTCTTAAAGATTTTTGGGGCGGGTCTCGTAAAAAGCGGGATACTTAAACCCGCTCAAACGGCTGTTCGAGAGGGAGTCGAAGCTGTGAGCGAGCTCCAAGTATTTCCAACAAAGCCTTATCGGCGATTTACAGAGGATTCAACCTGGTCGCTCCGTATACGGTCCGAAAATTTCTCCTGCGGATGTTGACTACAGGGCAATGCTTCGTCCCAGCCCTCGTGCTGCGGATGTACCTACCCTCCCCGCACGTCCAAATCCAAATCAACTGAGCCTGTTCGAGCCTGGTCCTGCTCCTAAGCCTCAGTTTAAAACTACGCCTATGCAGGGTCCCATTAGCCGGACCGCTGAAGAGCTTTATGCCCAAGATCCTGGCACATATCGCAGCATTAATGAGTTAGCTCGGCGCGCCTCTGCTTATTACGGTAAGCCCGTCAGCGTGGATGATTTAGTTGCTCCTGGTGGCACTGATTTTCTGCGTAATCTCGAAGCCAATATTCCCAGGTGCCGTTGCTGTAACTCGTGGCGGCGGCGCCATGCGTCCTCCTGTTACTCCTGGTGCAGTAACTGCTGTTGAACGGGGCGGTGAACTGACTCGTTCTCCTGGCGGCTTGCTGGCTGAATTTTTAGGTGGTGCTAAGCGCGCTGCGGGGGCTGTTGAAGATGTTGTCGACGTTGATGTCCGCGATCTGACTAACGCTGCTGCAGGCGTTCGCCAGATGGATCTCTCGAAACTTGGTCTTGCTGTCGGGATGCCTGCTGGATTAGCTGCTGCTTTTGCTGCCGGTCGTTTTACCGCACCTGCTGCCCAACCAGAAGCTCCTGTTGAAAGCGCGATGGGGCCCACGTCTGAGAGTGTGGACGCTGGCGGGCCCATCAACGATCCTGTTGCGGCGCAAAATCGTCGTATTAACGCCGCCCGCGAGATCGCAGCTGGCATGGGTGCGGGCGGTCCTTTGCCCAAACCGGTTTATCGGGGCGCCGAGGGTCAGACTGTAATCACCACCCGTGGCGAAGACGAGGCTTTAACTGCAGCAAAACAGCAGTACACCAAGCCGCAACGTGAGCTGCAAGACTATTACAAACAACGCGAAGCTTATGCTGGCTTCCCTGCCAACAAGGCTGAAGTTATTTCTGAGCTCAGCCAAGCGCGGAGTCTTAGATTCTCCTCAATTAGTGGCTTGGGCTGGAGCTAATCCTGCATTAGCTTATGAGCTTCTCCGTAAGGCTACCGGTTCTAATACTCTGCCTAGCCAGCAGGTTCCCCAAGAAACTCAAAAAGTTATTACCACTCCTGCGGGATCTAATAACGCTAATAACATGATCGGCAATACTTCGGCTACTGCGGAAGCTGCTGTTCTCGGTACTCAGGGTGCTTCGGATCTGAAGAACTTTACTGAGCCTCAATTAAACGACGAGATTCGTAGTTTGAATCCCGCGTTGATTTATGCGCTTCAAGGTCGCAATCTTATTTGATTGCCCTTTTTCTAGTAAACTTAAGTAAGCACCGGAAGAGTAATGCCTGCCCCCTCTGCCGCATCGATGGGTTTACCATCTTGGGTTGATAATCCCTCTCAGCTCAAGTGGGATCAAAGCTCAGTTGCTATGGGTACCAGTCCGGCTAAACCGGGCTTTGACTGGTTAGCTGCCGGCGCTGCTGCTCAGGATTTGTTCGGCGGCGTCTTCCGACCTAATCCGTGGCATCCAGGGGCAGCCTACCCCGGATGGCAGGCTCACGTTTACAGGAGTACCTGCAAAACCAAAAGCAAGAGAGCTTTATTAATTCTCTCTTGAGCAAGTTGATCAGCCCTGAAAGTGCTGGCGGCAGTGCCTCCGTGGGCGCCTCTCAGCTCCCTCCTTTATCTGATTACACTCAATATTTAAACTTCTGATACTGAGCGCACACAATGGCCTCTACTAGCACCAACAAGCAGCCCTGTTTGATTGACCGCCCGTTTTTACGGGGCGCTCGTATTACTAGCGGCACTTCAACCTGCGATCCGACTAACCCTAATCTGACGGATCTGATCCAGTTAGTCCGCGTGGGCGATCTTCCTTCTGAAGATGCTGCGTTAGTTGAGGACATCACGATTGTTAGTAACGAAGATTATCCTGATAAAGGCGGCGTACGGACTGCCGATATTGGGCTTTATGTTTACGCGCCTAACCAAGCCGCACCTTCTACGTCGGCGGCTCTTATGGTGGGTCGTTTCGAAGTTGGGTTAAGCGGCAGCACGTTTGGTTATCCGCTTCCTGTTCAGCTTTTTGCTGTTAACGCTCCTGTTCCCAAAGTCGGAGATACAAACCTTATCGCTCCGATTCAAATCGGTAAAGGCGAAGGTCTTTATTTTAGAAAAGGGATATATTCTCTGCGCCGGTTACATTGGCAACGGTCCTACCTTCTGTATCTGGTAGGTCTGAGTTCTTCCGGGCATTACGATTTGGGCCCAAGGCGGCTTCTATTGATGCGTGGCCAGAAGAAAGGGTCCGATGACTTCGGATTTAAAGACTTTAAAGCCAAGTCGTTCGATTGAACAACCTCGAACCATTCGAGGATCTGACAATCAAGGCGAGCTATTAAAACCGCTTCCGTTTAAGCGCCGCTTCCGTCCCGCAACCGGGACTAAAGATTTTAGTCTTTTAAGTGATTACGATTACGCGTCGCTTTGGGCGCGTTGGCGTCGCGGTTATGAGCTGGCGATGTATTCGCAGCAGGCTTATGACGGTCTCACATATAGCTTTAAATATTTTGTATCTGGCACTCCTGGTGTAGGAACTTTTTTACCTGGGATTGCTTTTATGTATCCCACCACGCGTGCAGATATGCGCATGTGGATGGTTGGTATACGACCACGGGATTCGTTTAACTTTTTAAACTTCGGCTACAGCATTACTTCTGTTACTGATTACGACGTAAATACTTACGCAGTTCAGTTAAGTTCTTCTTTTGGTGCTCCTATATCGTTCTTTAAAGGTGAAGTTCTGTCAAACAGATTTAATGCAGACGGTACTGAAAAACAATATGGGTACAACAACTACACGGTTACTGCTGTAGGTATAAACGGTGTGCCTACAGCTCCCTGGTTATCTGCCGATATACAACACATTATTTCTCTCGCACACCGATGCAAACAGTTGGGCCGTCGTAGACGCCACGACTATGGCTGTGCCCGCTACGGGACCTCCCAGCGTGGGCGAATATCTGACGACCGAGATGCGGTCTCAGTGCACCTGTCCTGACTTTTTAGCTAGAGAGGGTTTCAATCTGTTATCAGAACTTCCTTACGTAGAAGAGTATCCATTTACGCGTGTTCAAAATTTAGATCCTGGTTTTTATGATGCCGGTCCGACTGCTTCTGTTCGTCGAGTTCCGTCGAATGATGATCCTGGATCAGCAAGAACCTTTGGCTTTATTTATCTGAACGAAATTTATAACATACCTGAATACACCGAGGCTGTTTATTCAGACCCTAATGTCTTTTATTATCAGCCGCGTTGGTGTAAGCATATTTATGCGGCTATGTGGGATCTCCAGTTGCGTTTTAATCAAACAAATACAACATCTATGTGGTTAGCTCAGCCTAGTGATGAGCCCACGAATGAATATTATCGAG